TGACTACACAGAACGCAAGGAAACGCAGCTTACTGGCGCTAATGGCGGCGCGATCCAGGTTGAGACGACAAAAAAGCTTAACATAAATGAGTTAGACCCAGAGCAGCGTGATGTGTTGAAGCAAGCGTTACTGGCTGCGAAGGGTGCAAAAAAATGAGTGATGAAGGTGAGTCTGTCGAACTAACGTCTGAACAACTTCAGTCGATAGTTCAACTGACGAACCAAATCATTTATCTCATTAGCGATGCCCAGGATGGCGTTATCGTTTTGAGGTCATTGTCTTCAGCGCTTACGTTTGTAATTTGCAACGGGCCTGAAACGCATGAGGAGGCGGAGAACGCTTTCGACTTTTTCGTTGCGTCAGTTGACGAAGCAATGGGTCAGGCCGACTTATATGGAATGGCGCGATGGTCACGGGGAACGGCACATTAAATCTTGATTACGTCATTGAAACCGTTCGCAGAGAAGAGCGTGAACGTGCGGCTGATATCATAAGAGGTTGGGAAATCTATTCGCCTTATATCGTTGGCAAAATGAAAATCGACGATAGGAAGCGTGCAATCATTGCCGCGATCAGAGGTGAAGAAGAGGACTATTATTCAGGTGCGTAATGGGCGAAGTTATTTATATTGATGGCGATCTTTATGACGTAGATGAAGAGCTCCTGGACATATCAAGATTAGAATGCAAAGAAAGCCTCAGTGAGTTTGTCCGCCAAGCGTGGCATGTTATTGAGCCTGGATCAGAATATATCCACAACTGGCACATCGATTTTATCGCAGAGCACCTTCAAGCCATAACAGATGAAGTCGAGCTTGATGATGGCTCGCCTTACAATCGTTTAGCTATCGCCATTGTGCCAGGCGCGATGAAATCGCTTATGGTCAATGTGTTCTGGCCCAGTTGGGAACTTGGACCAATGGGCATGTCTCACATGAGATACATTTGCGTATCGCATAGCCAAGAGCTGGCGATCCGCGACGGTCTCAAGATGCGCCGCCTCATCGAATCTGATTGGTATCAGGAGCGTTGGGGCAAAACCGTTAAGATCGCCAAAGATCAAAACCAGAAACAGAAATTCGAATTTGAAGGCGGAGGCTTTCGCCAATGCTGCGCTGCCGGTTCAATAACAGGCGCAAGAGCTGATCGCGTCATCGTCGACGATATGCTGTCAGTTCAAGATGCAACATCTAAGCAGATCATGGAAAGCACGACGCAACAATTCTTTGAAGCTATCCCAACGCGTCTCGTTAATCCTAAGAAGTCTGCCATCGTCGTGATCCAGCAAAGGCTCGCAGAGAACGATATCATTGGCTCAATCAAAGAACGCGGTCTGCCTTACGATCACATCATGCTTCCTATGCGTTATGAGTCTGCTAGGGCAGAAGCCACGATGCTTGGCATGGAAGACCCACGCAGCGAGGAAGGCGAGCTCTTATTCCCTGATCGCTTTCCAATTGACGTTGTTGAGCGCGACGAAGCAATCATGGGAAGATGGGCGACAGCTGCTCAGTTCCAGCAGAATCCAATTCCACGCGGCGGCGGTGTCATTCAAGCCGAATGGTGGCGTGAGTTTGAAGGATCAAGCTATCCGCCATTTTCATACGTCATTGCAGCCGTCGACGGTGCGTTCACTGTCAAGCAGGAGAACGATCCCAGCGCCATGACCGTCTGGGGCGTATGGGATGGCGGCGATCAGATGGCGCTGCCTACCAGATCGATAAACACAAAAGGCGAGATCATCTACGACAAGGAGCGCGTCTACCAAGTTGGCAAGAACAGCGTCATGCTCATCTACGCCTGGGCGGAGCGCTTGGAGTTCCATGAGCTCGTTGAGCGTGTCAGAGATACGATGCTGACTTACAGCGTCGACAAACTGCTGGTCGAGAACAAAGCCAATGGCTACTCCATAGCGCAAGAGATGCGACGTCTATACGGCCATGAAGACTTTGGCGTTCAGCTGATCGACCCGAAAGGTCTTGACAAGCTTGCGCGCCTTTACGCCGTCCAGCATCTGTTCACTGACGGTCTGATCTACGCGCCAGATACGCAATTTGCGCGAATGGTCATTAACGAAGTTTCTACATTTCCAAAAGGTCGCCATGATGATTTGACCGATACGACGTCTATGGCCTTGACCTATTTGCGTCAGGCTGGCTTATTGACAAGACAGGCTGAACACGTTGCACAGATGGACCGCGAGATGGAGCACTCTGGCCATCCCGCAGATCCTCTTTATCCAGTTTAATCAAGGAACAGTAAGATGATTTACGCTAACGCCGTCGTTGACGTTATTGATAAACCGCCAGCGCATGGTCAGGGGCTTGGCAAGTTCCGCGTGGAGGTCTGGGGGCGCGCCCCACACGACTTCGTTCGCATATATGATATTCGCGCAAAATCTGATAATGTGGCTGCTCGGGAAGGGCTCGACCGTTTCGTTGAAGAAATTGGAAAGCTCGTCGGAGATGTTCAAGGAATTTAATTATGCCAATTACGCCAGGGCTCAATCCAAACATTCGTCAGGAACAGGAAGAGCCCCAAGGGCTTGGCGCTGTCAGTGACCTTCTCGTCGAGATCGTAGAGGATGGCGATAAGCCAGAGACAGATGACAAAGGAAACATTCTTCGCCTGGATCATGGCGACGGTAGCGTTACTGTTTCACTTGATGGACGTCCTGTTGAGGGTGCCGAGGCCGAGTATAACAAAGAGTTCTTTTCTAATCTCGTTGACGATATTGATAGCTTTGAGCTTTCTCGTATTTCTGAAGAGCTGCTCAGAGGAGTTCGGGACGACCTCGACAGCCGTAACGACTGGATTGAAGATAGAGCACAAGGCATCAAGCTCCTTGGCTTAAAGGTTGAGATCCCAGGTCTTCAAGGCGCGTCTGACGGAGCGCCAGTTGATGGCATGAGCCGCGTCCGCCATCCGCTATTGCTTGAGGCCGTTCTTCGGTTCCAAGCCAATGCTCGTTCCGAGATGCTTCCGACGGATGGTCCTGTCAAAGTCAGGAACGACGATTACCTTGCGACAGTGCAAGAGGACGGACTGGCCGATGCGCTCGAAAAAGATCTCAACCACTATCTCACGGCCATTGCGAAAGAATACTATCCTGATACTGACCGAATGCTGTTTATGCTGGGCTTCGGCGGGACCGCATTCAAGAAAGTATACTTTTGTCCACTCAGAGGCAGGCCGGTCTCTGAAACAGTTGATGCGGACGACCTCATCGTCAACAACGCAGCAACGACGTTAACAGACGCAAAGCGTATCACGCATCGCGTTTACATGCGTCCGTCAACTGTAAGAAGGTTGCAGATTCTTGGCGTTTACCGAGACATTGATCTCATGACGCCAAGCATGGAGAACCCTGACGCGGTTCAGCGTGAGAAGGCCAGCCAGCAAGGTATATCAGTTGATTCAAAAGATCCTGAAGATCGTGACCGCGAGATTTATGAGATCTATTGCGAGTTAGATATTCGCGGCTTTGAACATAAATATAAAGGAAAAGAAACAGGATTAGAGATTCCCTATCGCGTCACAATTGATGTATCATCGCGTGAGATACTGTCCATTGTTCGTAACTATAACGAACCCACGGGCGAAGAGGGCGATGAACTTCCTGAAGCACGCATTAACATCGTCAAGTATTCTTTTGTCCCTGGCATGGGCTTTTACGACATTGGTCTGCTGCATATTCTTGGCAACACTACAAATGCGGTGACAGCTGCATGGCGCGAAATGCTGGACGCGGGAATGTATGCAAACTTCCCCGGCTTCCTAATGGCAGACACAGGCGCTCGCCAAAACACGAACATATTTCGCGTGCCACCTGGTGGGGGCGCGTTGGTGAAAACGGGTGGAATGCCAATCAACCAAGCGATCATGCCTTTGCCCTACAAGGAGCCTGGGCAGGCGATGATGAACTTGGTTCAGAACATGGTGGAGACGGGCCAGAGAGTTGGGTCGACAAGCGAGTTGCAGGTTGGCGAGGGCCGATCTGACGCGCCAGTTGGCACAACGCTAGCAATGATTGATCAAGCCACAAAAATCATCAACAGCGTTCACAAAAGACTTCATGCGTCACAGGCGGAAGAGTTTCAGCTATTGGCGCAATGCTTCCGCGAACATCCTGAAAGCTTCTTTAAAAAGCGCAAAGGGCCGTCGCTGCAATGGAACGCGCAGCTATTCCTGCAAGCCTTGGATAATCATGAGATTGTCCCGCAGGCAGACCCAAACACCGCAAGCCATACGCAGCGCTTGATGAAAGTCATGGCGCTGAAGCAGTTGCAGGCGACAAATCCTGCTATGTTTGACGCGACAAAGATTGACATGGAGGCTATGCGCGCAATTGGTTGGTCTAACCCAGAACAGTTCATGGCGACCAACCAAGGTCCGCCGCCACCTCCGCCAGAAGTTATGGCAAAGATGGAAGAGCTGAAGATCAAGAAGCAAGACGCCGACACAAAGACAATGCTGGCTCAAGCTCAGATCCAGAAAGATATGCAGGGCCAGCAGGGCGTTCCGCTTGACCAGAATAAGTTGATTGACTTGCAGCTTAAGCAGCAAGACATGAAGCAAAAGCAGCTGGACGCGCAGATTAAGCAAATGGACATTGCGGCTAAGATGCGTGAGTCCATGATGCAGATGCAGACTGAACGTGCAGATACGCAAGTTCGTTTGCATGAGGCAGAGTTGAAGAATCAAGACGATCGGTTTGAAGCCGCCAACCGTCAGCGTGATCGTGAAAGCGCTGAGAGGATTGCAGCGGTGAAGCTGGCGCAGGACGTCATGCGCACACCTGGCGCGGATAAGGTTGTAGAGAAGTTGTTGCCGCAAGATATGCTTAAGCGCCTTCAGTCTGACGAGCCGCCGATTGAGGATCAATAATGGCTAAGATCAAAGTCGATTATCCTCTCAAAAAGTCAAAGTCGTTAGACAAAGCTTTGGAGCCTGGCAACAAGACCGGCTTTGTTACGGTGATGAGCCCGACGGATTTTCTGAAGCACGCTAAGAGGCTAAAAGAAACAAAAGAAGACAAACTCCTTATTTCCTCATTTAAGGAGGGGATGAAGGATGGCAAAAAGTTCAAAGCTCTTAAACTTCTTGATCATAACCTCGCTGATGGTCGCCACCGTGCTACTGCTGCTGAAGAGCTTGGGATCAAGAAGATACCGGTAATTGATTATCGTGAGAGCGACCTAGCCAAAGAACCAGATGGGATTCATGCCGTGAGCAAGAAGTCAAACAGAGTTGGCAAAGCAACAGGCGGCGCAATGAATTTACCATTAGGCAGCGACGACCCAAATGATGCTTTCCGTCGCCTGATTACCTGGAGCTTTGCAACTGCGCCTTTGTTTCATAGGGCTGAAGGTGGCCCTATTGATGGCGAAGAAATGCCAGAGCAAATTGAACAACCAGAAGATCCGCAGGAAAAAGAAAGAGCCATTGTAGATTTGGCTTTAAATATTTTAGAGAAATACGCTGATTCAAAGGGATTAGACGAATCCCAGCGCTCTATTATTGACGCAGCATTTAAGGTAATATCCGAACTTCCTCAATCTGAGGAAACGGGGACGCCCGTAATACCTAGCTAGGAATAGATGAAATGTCTGAATACTCTTCAAAAACATTACGGGGTAAGATGAAGGATAAGGCAAAGCGCCTTGCCTCCCCAGGTAATTATTCCAAGGATCAGGAAGTATCAAGCGCCGACTGGTCGCCTGCTGCTCCTATCAATGCAGACGTAAAGACGGGTCTGCGTCCTGTTTCCCCACGAAATTATAAGCGTGGCGGAGCCGTTAAGAGAGCCGAAGGCGGCGCTACTAAAGGCAACAAATGGACAGACGAATTTATTAACCGCAACGTCAAGTCAGCTAACGCAGAGCGCCCAGGCGGCAAAGATCACGTTGGTGGCTTGAAGAAGGGCGGAATGGTTAAGCGCGCTACTGGTGGCAATGTCCCGTCGGACAAAGAAACGCAAACGGACAAAGCCCGTATCGGCACAGAGAAGATCAAGCCAGTTCGCGCCAAGGCTGAACACTACAAGAAGGGCGGAAAGATTAAACGCGCTTGTGGTGGCTACGATGATGGCGGTCGCCTTCCTTCTCCTGAAGAGGCAATTGGTTCAGAGGTTCGCATGAAGGGCTTGAAGGTTATGCCTTCTCAGGAAGCCAGCAAAGCCGCTATGGTTCCTCCTTCAACGCTGCGCCGTGAAGAGGGCTATGCCGCTGCGGACATGAAAGCCAAGCGCCCAGGTCGCAAAGACGGTGGCGCTAAATGGATTCAGTCTGCAATCAAGAAGC